GTGGTGTAGCAGGTGTTGTTGGTTTCTTCATGGGTGAACATCATCATGATCATGGTAAGAAGAAATAGTTTAAAATGGCAACGTCAGGAACATTTAACTTTAACTTAGATATAGATGAGGTGATCCAAGAAGCTACGGAGATGATCGGGGGAGAGCAAACTCTCGGTCATACTCCTGCTTCTGCTCGTCGTTCTATTAATCTTATGTTAAAAGATTGGCAGAACAGAGGTATTCTTCTTTGGTCTACCTATACAACTCTGGTAACGGTAAGTACAAGTACTACTACCTATGCACTATCTGATAGTACACTGGATGCATTGGAAGTAGTATTACGTAGAGATGGTACAGATATTCAACTTCAAAGAATTAGCTTTGAAGAATATCAAATTGTTCCTAATAAGACACAAACGGGAAGACCTACTCAGTTTACCATAAAGAGAGATAGAGATAATCCTACAATATATCTATGGCCTATTCCTGAAAATTCAACGGATATTTTAAATATTGAAGGTATAAGAGAACTGGAAGATGTAAATAGATCTGCTGGTCAGAATGCAGATATGCCTAAAAGATTTCTTCCACCACTTACTTGTGGTTTATCTTATTATCTTTCCATGAAAACTCCCGGTACAGAACCAGATCGTATAGGAATGTTGAAATCTAATTATGAGCAATTATTAAAGACGGCATTGGATGAAGATAGAGAAAGAGCAAATCTATTTCTTAGACCAAAATTAGGTTATATTTAATGGCTAGTAATAAAAATGCTCTGGCTATGTGTGATACATGTGGATTTGTTTATCCACATAGATTAATGAAATTAAATAGTTATGGGATGCTGGTATGCCCACAGGATTTTGATGGTCAATATGATCTGAAGAATAGTCCTTTAAACAAAGTACCTGATGTGAGAGATAACCCGGTAATACGTAACCCTCGTCCTGATACTGGTGGCAGACAAATTAATTGGGAAGCTGCTACTAATGATTGGGATGCAGAAGATAGATGGTGGCAAGCAATATGAGCACATTAACTGGACGACAAATATCTGATACATATAAACAGATTGTAAAATTAGGTGTAAGTACTAATAGAGGTGTAAGTGCTTCTCTTACTCAACTTCAAACTGGAGATGGAACCAATATTGGTTTCATGGTTGCTACGAATGCAGTAAAAGCAACTGGAAGATTGGATGTTGTAGGTACTATAGCTGCTGCTGGAAATGTAAGTATTGCAGGAACTGTAACTATAGCTGGTACCAATGTACAAGCAGCCAATGCCAAAGTATGTGCAAGTGCCTTCTACGGAGATGGTTCTAACTTAACAGGAGTTGATTCCAGTGTAGGTGGGAATGTCTGTGTAGGTAATATATCTATAGTTGGTAATGCATATGTTAGTGGTACTTCTCAGTTTGTAAGTAAAGTAGAGTTTGACGATGATGTATGTGTAAGTGGTAATACCGTACTTGTAGGTAATGTAGCCATAGGTGGAACGACCACCATTACAGGTGCAGTAAGTCTAGGAAGTACACTGGATGTGGCTGGTAATGTATCGGTAAGTGGTACATTTAAAGGAACAGGTGCAGCTACCTTTGCAAGTACCGTAACAGTTTCAGGTGCTGGTACATTTAAAACAAATGTATCCGTATCTGGCAATGTCAACATAGGTGGAACAACTACCATAGGAGGAGCCGTCAGTGTTGCAGGTGCTCTATCTGTGGGAGGAGCTACTAATCTACTTGGGACTGTAACCGTAGCAGGTGCAACATCATTAGCAAGTACATTGAATGTAGCTGGTGCAGTATCTCTAGCCAGTACACTGAATGTGGCTAATACAGCCACCATAGCTGGAGCTGTTACAATGGGAGATTCTCTTGGTGTAGGAGGAGCCTTATCCGTTGTAGGTAATGCATCTATAGGTGGTAATCTAAATATTGCAGGAACTGTAACTATAGCTGGTACGGGTATACAAGCTGCAAATGCAAAAGTTTGTGCTTCTGCTTTCTACGGAGATGGTTCAAATCTAACAAATGTTCCAGCTTCAGGAAATGTTTCCGTTTCAGCTTTACGTGTTACTGGTAATGCTACCATAGGTGGTACTCTTAGTGTAACAGGTGCTGTTAATTTCCTAAGTACAGCCACTGTATCTGGAGCTGCTGGTTTTCTTGGTACGGTTCGTGTATCAGGAGCAACATCATTAGCCAGTACTCTGGATGTAGCAGGAAATGTATCTCTTGGTGGAACATTATCACAAACAGGTATAGCTACATTTGCTGCTAAAGCTGAGTTCGATGATGATGTTTGTGTTTCTGGAAATACAGCTCTAGTAGGTAACTTAGCTGTTGGAGGTACAGCAACAATAGGTGGTGCTACTAGTATTGCTGGTGCTTTAAGTGTTGGAGGGGCTGCTAATTTCCTTAGTACGGTAACTGTTGTAGGTAAAGCTGAGTTTGATGACGATGTATGTGTATCTGGTAATACCGTACTTGTAGGTAATTTAACCGTAGGCGGTACTACAACAATTGCAGGTGCTGTAAGTTTAGCCAGTACATTAAGTGTTGGTGGTGCAGCACACTTTGCAAGTACAGTTACCATAGCTGGTAATACAACTTTAACTGGTACCTTAGGTGTAGGAGGTGCAGCTACATTTGCCAGCACAGTTACTATTGGAGGTATTGCAATCTTTGCAGCAAAGGCAGAGTTCAATGATGATGTATGTGTATCTGGTAATACAATTCTTGTAGGTAATTTAACCGTAGGAGGTACAACTACAATAGGAGGTGCTGCAAGTATAGCAGGAGCATTAAGTGTAGGAGGTGCAGCTAATTTTGCAAGTACTGTAACTATTGCAGGAGCAAATGTACAGGCTGCAAATGCAAAAGTTTGTGCCAGTGCATTCTATGGGGATGGTGCTAATCTGACTAATGTTCCTGCTGCTATTGAAGGTAACATATCTGTTAATAATGCTACTATAGGTGGAAATCTATTTGTAGGTGGAACAGCCACAATAGTTGGTAATACAACATTAACGGCAAACCTTGGAGTTGGTGGTACATTTACAGCCGTAGGTAAAGCAGAATTTGACGACGATGTATGTGTATCTGGTAATACAATTCTTGTAGGTAATCTTACAGTTGGTGGAACTACTACAATTGGAGGTGCCGTAAGTATTGCTGGTGCTTTAAGTGTAGGTGGTGCTGCTCACTTTGCCAGCACAGTTACTATTGCAGGTAATACGACTCTTACTGGTAACTTAGGAGTAGGAGGTACTGCAACTGTTGTCGGAAAAGCTGAGTTTGATGACGATGTTTGTGTCTCTGGTAATACTATATTAGTAGGAAACTTAACAGTTGGAGGCACAACAACTATCGGTGGTGCAACTAGTATTGCTGGTGCTCTTAGTGTCGGTGGTGCAGTTAATTTACTAAGTACATTAACAGTAGTTGGTAAAGCAGAATTTGATGATGACGTTTGTGTATCAGGAAACTCTATACTTGTAGGTAATCTAACAGTTGGAGGTACTACCACTATAGGAGGTGCCGCTAGTATTGCTGGTGCTTTAAGTGTTGGAGGAGCTGTTAATTTACTAAGTACATTAACTGTAGTTGGTAAAGCAGAATTTGATGATGACGTTTGTGTAAGTGGTAATTCCATACTTGTGGGAAATCTTACAGTGGGTGGTACTACTACCATAGGTGGAGCAGTTAGTATAGCAGGAGCATTAAGTGTAGGAGGAGCTACGAATTTACTTGGTACAGCTACAATAACAGGAAATTCAGGATTTCTTGGTACAATTAGAGTATCTGGAAATTGTAGTTTGGAAGGACAACTTCAACTTACCAAGAGTGCAGCAGCCGTTGTATGTGCCACGGCTATTAATGGTATAACTTCTGTATCTCTTGCATTTGGTTCAGCACAGAATTTCTTTACATCTGTAACGGCAGCACATACATTAGCTAAACCTACAGGATGTAGAACAGGTCAAACAGGAAGTATTTTTATGGTTCAAGATGGAGGTAGTGGTACTATGGCTTATAATGCTGATTGGAAATTTATAGGTGGGACTGATCCTACTTTGTCAACTGATGATGAGGCAATAGATAGATTAGATTATATTGTTGTATCTGCTTCTTCTGATGGAGTAGGTGGTGATATACAAGCAGTCATTTCACAGGCATATGCATAATGAGTGTATTTCAAAATAGTTTATTAGCAGCAGCAGCAGCAGCAGCTTCTGCTCCATCTGGTCCAGCCGGTTCGATGTGGGCCTGTGGACAGAATACTCAAGGTCAATTTGGTAATAGTGCAAATTCAAATGCATATGTTTGCTCTCCTGTTCAAGTAGGAGGGGATGAAACAGATTGGGAAGTTGTTATATCAACTGATCAAAGTACTATGGCAGTAAAAAACGGTCTTTTATTTTGTTGGGGTGATCAGGTACAAATCCCAGATGGAACAAATACTAGTAGAAATTCTCCCGTTCAAATAGGTTCTCTAACTGATTGGTCTTCCGAATTTAAGAAATTGGATGGAGGAGAGGAACAAGCTATAGCTGTCAAAACAGATGGTACTCTGTGGGGATGGGGTGGTAATGGAACTGGAGCAATAGGAGATGGATCAACTACTAAACGAACTTCTCCTGTTCAGATAGGTTCTTTGACTGATTGGGATATAATAGCTTGTGGGGAACGTAGT